CCGCTCCATGCCCCGGCGCTCTGCATCGGCTATCAGCTTATCAAGCGCGGCCTGGGCGTCGGCTGGGGTTAAGGAGAAAATCTTTTCGCGGGACTGCAAACCCAAAGTGGAAGCTATGCGCGGGCCAACTGGAACAATAACCGCACCCGCCGCCGCTTCGTAGGCCGCAGCTATCAGGGCTTGGGAATGGTCGGTGCGGGTGTATTGCACATTCTCCATTGCATCCCCAATGCAGTCCATATCCTCGGGGTGGTAGCGCCAGTGAATTTTGGTGATCGTTTCTGGTGCATCGGTCATGTTGTTCCTTCCACTGCTGCTGCTGCGATAATGCGTGATGCTTGGCACCCGCTAGACGCCGCAACCCACTTTAAGGCGTCACGCAACAGCGCGTTCTCTGTGGCTAGGGTGGGTAGGTCCGCGCGGCTGTTCCATGACTCAAGAATTTCTGGCGCAGAAATATAACTTGCGTCAATTTCCCCAAACGCGTTCGAGGTTTCAACCACAACACGATTTGCCCCTTTTAGGCGTTCTATAAAAAAGGCAAAAATGTGAGTTGTTGCGGCAGGCGCGTTTGCAATAAGCAGGTCTTTGGGTATAGAATGAGGCATCGAGGCGGCTCCTGATAAGCTGGTTTGAATGGGCCGGTTGAGTGTTGATGCACTCCCGGCCCGCAAACACTAGCGCAAAACCAAAGTGCAAAGCAAGCGTGCAAAAACGTGCAAACACCCCGTGCACGCCCAAAACACCCACCCATGTTAGGGTTTGTTAGCGCTAAGTACCTGATATGCCCCACAATAACACTAACGCAAATAAAAACAGTATGTGTGTCTATACAGTACTCTAGTGTCTACCCCTCTCAGTCAGAGGGGGTGTCCCTATACATACCATATTTTTTAGAAGTAGTAAGTAGTAGTAGGGGGGGGGTAATCCCCGTTACAGAACAAGGCGCTAACGCCTAACGCGGGGGTCTGTTAGGGGGCGTTAGGTCAGAAAGAGCGTTAGGTGGCAAAATAGGTCTTGCCATACCGTTTAGAATAAGTATAAGTAAATAATCAACAACGGAGACTAACATGATTATTGACGCAAAAACCGACCACCATCCCAGCTATAAAAATTACAGCACATTAGGCGCTGTTGCCTACGCCATCGAAACCATGCAAGCGGGCGACACCAGCGTACTGCATAAAGCCGTTGATTCTAACGGCCACGATATTGGGCTGAAAAGGGTTCAAATCACTATTTCACAAATTAGGGGGGATCGGAAATTTAAAACTTACGGTGGCCCCGCCCCGCTGCTGGCGACCATTCACCGCTTAGCTTAATTTGCCTGATGGTCGATTAGCGCTTGCTTGGGACAGCGGCAGGCGCTAGACATGGGGCAGGAAACGAAACGCAGACAAAGGAACGAAGACAATGACACCGAATCAAATGGTTAAAATTCTGGACGGGCAGTTGAAAGACTGCCATGCAGATATTGAGGCCAAGACGGCACGGATCGCTGAGCTTGAGGCGGCGCTAAACGCTGCACGCAGTGACGCGCTGCAAGAGGCGGCGGCTATTTGCACCGCCGTTTTTAAAGAATCCGCAGGATACAACCTGCCACAAATGGCATTGGGAGCCAGTAAATGCGGTGACGACATCCTAGCCTTGGAGGCCAACACATGAGCTACGCATCCACAACCTCCGAGCCGTGCTGCGCCGCACGCGTAGAAGCGCTTATGCGCGACAACCGGGCCCGCATCCTTGATGACGTTGTAACCAGCCTAAACAACATCTCAACGCCAAACGGCTACACGAAGCCAAACCCAGTGCAAACAACCCGCATTGCCGCTTCCGCCGCTCTGTCGCTACTGTATCGCCAAAGCGTTCTATTCCACGCCGCGCGCACCATAGGCCGCAAAAAAAACGGGACTAATGGCGACATCATGGTATTCCAACACGTAAACGCAAGGGAGGTGCTGGGCGATGACTGATAGCGAACTAGAAGGCGAGATCAAGAAGGCGTTGGTTGCGAGACTGCTCTTTTCATCCAGATTTTTGGCCGTATCGATCCGCGCCATGGGCCACCACACAACCGAAACCCAAGTAGGCCGCACGCTCAAAGCCATGGAGATCCGAGGTAAGGTCATCCGACGCGCAAGCAATGGCGAAGGCTCACCAACTTGGCAACTGCGCCAAACACCGCAACAGGAGGCGACACGATGAATATGGACGAAGTGAACGAGATCCGGGCCCAGATCCAGCAACTGCGCACGCAAACCGTGCAGCTAAACAAGCAGCTTGTCGGGGCAGGCCTGCGCGCGCTGGGTCTGAAAGTTGGCGACCGGATTATGGTTCACGGCTGGCCTTGCGCTGACGTTTTGGTCGAGGTGACAGGATGCAATACTGCCGCAACTCTGCGCCCTGAAGGCCTCAAGGTGAAAAGCGACGGCTGCGCAGGAATGAACGGCGCGGGATATATTGGCGTGTGGGAGAAGGTGCCCCAAGCCGCAGTAGACATCGAGGGCGCTGCGGTCTAGCATAACTTAGCGCAGCGGGCGGTCGCGCGCCTCTTGGGAGTTCATAAGCCCGATACCAGCGCATACACCCGCAACAACGGCTGGGGCTAATCCTTTCTCCCGGTTGAGTTGTCGATTAGCCCACGAGACGGGCAAGCCCGCGCATTTTGGAGTGCGCGGGCAGCTAACCCCAAGGGATTGCAACGTCGCGCGCAATGGGGCAAGGTGATTAAGAGCCGCTTTGATGTGGTGTGATGATATGGCTGCAATGGTCGGCGCTAGATGACTTCAAACGGACCGCAAACCCTCGTCACCCTTCATGAGCGCGGCTTAGTCCATTCACAGCGTTGACGTAAGCCTGTGATGCCCATAAAGTGGGCGCGTTCAAACTATTCTAAGCCGCTTTTTTGTGGTGTGTTCCAAACTTTGCGTAGATGAAATACGTGAAATACGGAAAGCAGTTGCTGGCACACACCTCATGAGCGCGGCGGCATGACGAAGTAGGCGATTAAGGACTGGACGGCATTCGTGTCTATAGCGCCCCTTATAGCGGGGAGTGAGTTTAACCTGCCCGCGCTCAAACTATTCTAAGCAGCTAACCCCAAGGGGCGAGACAAGGCCATGACCAAAGCCGAACGCAGCGCCCAAGCCCGCGCCACCCTACAGGCAGACCTAGTGGACTGGATGCGCGAGCGTATGCAGGAAGACGCCGCGCACATAGACGACGAGCAATTCTACGACGTGGCTGTCATGGCGCTAAATGAAGCGGTGGACGGGTAGACCAGCAAGGGAGAGAGATATGGACGGGATGATTGACGTAGTGACAAAAGAGGAATGGGCGGGCCGATGCTACAATGCAGAGGAACGGCTTGCAGCGGCCCATGCGCGCATTGCTGAGCTTGAGGCGTATATTGCTAAGAGTTTGGTCCAAGCTAGGTCTGATGCAATATCAGAGTTTTGCGCAGGCGCTAAGATTCTTGCGTCAACTCAAGTAAAGCACCTGCCGGCGGATGTGAGGGTGTTTCGTATGGAAAGCGCTATCGCTGCCCTAGTAACCTAACCACCAACGGGCGGGATGCCCACACCACAACACGAAGGCGGGTAGGGCTATGCAACGCACGAAAAGGGGCCTATATTGGCCGACATGACAGACAAGCCACCACGCGCAAAGACGGGAGCCGCGACTTACGAGGTCGGCAACTGTAAGCCGCCGAAACATACGCAGTTCAAGGTGGGCAACAACGCCAACCCTGGGGGCAAGACCTCCGCCCAGCGCAAAATGGAAATTGCCAACGCTGAAAAAGCAACGCTCATCCGGGGCCGATTGCTGGACGCGGTTATTGATGCCAGTGAGGCAGGCGGGGCCAGAACGATGGAGCTAATTGAAGCGGCCATGCTCAAGCTGTTAGCGGACTCTGAAAACCGTGGTCTTGGCACGCCTAAGCAGACAGTCGACAACACGTCAAGCGACGGCAGCATGACGCCTATCAGCAAGATCGAGCTTATAGCCAAGCCCATCGTAGATATCCCCGGCGATGACAACACTTAGGGTTGAACTGCCGCCAAAGCTAGTTGAAACATTCGCACGCCCTGCCCGTCACCGCGTCGTTAAGGGCGGTCGAGGTTCAGGCAAAACGCGCGGCCTAGCAAAAATGGCAGCGGTCGAGACATTCCGGCTCGCACAGAATGGCGCGGAGGGCATGTTCCTATGCAGCCGTGAACACCTCAACAGCCTAGACGAATCCAGCTTGGAAGAACTCAAGGCGGCAATCCGGTCTGAGCCTGACCTGTTGCCGCACTTTGACATAGGCGAGCGATACATACGCACGGCAGACCGGCGCGTTTCGTTTGCGTTTGCGGGGCTGCGCCACAACCTCGACAGCATCAAGTCTAAGGCCCGCATATTGCGCAACTGGACGGACGAGGCGGAAAGCGTATCCGAAGCCGCATGGCGCAAGCTGTTGCCAACCATCCGAGAACATGAGTCTGAAAACTGGGTAAGCTACAACCCGGAGAGCAGCGAGAGCGCAACGCATAAGCGCTTCATTGCGGACACCCCCACAAGCTGCATCGTCACCGAGCTAAACTGGCGGGACAATCCGTGGTGGAATGAGGTTCTTAATCAGGAGCGGCTTGACGATAAACGGCTGCGGCCCGACACCTACGACCACGTTTGGGAGGGCGCTTTCCTTACGCGCACCGACGCGCAGATATTCGCGGGCAAGGTTGAGGAAAAGGAGTTTGAGCCTAGTCACGCGTGGGAAGGCCCGTTTCAGGGCGGCGACTTCGGCTTTTCGCAAGATCCGACTGCCGCTATCCAGTGCTGGATATATCAAGGCGACCTTTACGTTTCACACGAGGCGTTCAAGAAGAAGCTGGAAATTGACGACACGGCGGCGTTTGTCGAGGGCAAAATACCCGGCTGGGGCAATGACGTGTCACGCTGGGACAACGCCCGCCCTGAGAGTATCAGCTACCTAAAGCGGCACGGGATGGCCCGCGCGCAGTCGTGCGACAAGTGGCCGGGGTCGGTTGAAGACGGGATTGAACACCTCAAGTCATACGGCAAGATATACGTGCACCCGCGCTGTCCTAGCATATCGCGCGAATTTCGGCTATATAGCTACAAAGTGGACCGCAACACTGAAGACATCACGTCAAAGATTGTTGACGACCACAACCACGGGATCGACGCCTTGCGCTATGCGATAGGGCCAATGATTAAACGGCGCAGTCAGCCGAGAATAAGGGCGCTTTGATGGGTTTTTTAGATAGGTTCCGGGCACCAGCCGAAACGAAGGAAAGCGCGGCGCACCGGTTGCACACGCAGCTTGTTAGCCTGGGCCAACCCGTATGGTCAAAGCGCGATTATTCCGCCTTCGCCAAGGAAGGCTATGTGCAGAACGTCGTTGCCTATCAGGCCATTAACAAGATTGCAGAGTCCATCGCCTCAGTTGAGTGGACCGCGTTCAACGGCGACACTGAAGTGACCGAAGCGCCTATGCTGGATCTCGTCCGCACGCCCAACCCGTTTCAGACATCCGAGCAGTTCTTCATGGAGTATGTCGGCTTCCTGATGATTAGCGGCAACGGATACCGCGAGACCATCAGCGTGGGCGACGACGTGCGCGAGATGTATGCACTACGCCCTGACCGGATGAAGATTATACCGAGCGCCAACGGTCGCCCCGCGCAGTATTGCTATGAAGTAAACGGTCGCAAGATGCTCTTTGACGTTGATCCAATGACCGGCGCGTCTGACATCCAGCACCTCAAGCTGTTCAACCCGGTAGATGATTGGTATGGGCTGGCACCAACCGAAGCGGCGGCTTATTCTATCGATGTCCACAACGCTTCTATGGGCTGGATGCAGGCGCTATTGCAGAACAGCGCCCGCCCGTCTGGTGCGCTTGTGGTCGAGGGTGACGAACAACTGTCAGACGAGCAGTTTGCGCGGCTTAAGGCGCAGACCGAAGACCAGTATTCAGGCGCTCAGAACGCGGGACGCCCCATGTTGCTAGAGGGCGGCATGAAGTGGCAACAGATGGGCCTTAGCCCAACGGATATGGGCATCATCGACAGCAAGAACGCCTCGGCGCGCGATATCTGCCTTGCCTGGGGCGTTCCTCCGCAGTTGCTAGGCATCCCCGGCGACAACACCTATTCCAACTATTCCGAGGCGCGCTTGTCGTTCTGGGAAGACACAGTTCTGCCGTTGCTGGGCTTGATCGCGGGCGACCTAAGCCGCAAGCTAGGCAATGGGCTAGAGTTGCGGCCCGACCTTGAGAAAATCCCCGCCATTGTCGATCGACGCGCTAAGCTTTGGGAAATGACCGAGGCGACAAACAGCCTGACCGTTAACGAAAAGCGCGAGGCGATGGGCTACGATAAGATTGATGGCGGCGACGTGCTGCTAGTGCCGTCAATGCAGATCCCCTTGGGCGAGGCATCGGCTGGGCTTGGGTCTGAGCCTGAAATGTCCGAGCCTGAGTTAAAGGCGCTTATCCGCGCGGCTGGATACGAGGCTTAGATATGCGCCGACTAACCGGCCTATCCCCTGCGCGCGAACGTCGTATGCAAATGCGGTTGCTGAAGCTAATGGACCGCCGTTTCTCGGCGCGCTTTACGTCTGAGATTGGCAGGGCAACGCGCGCCATGCTTGCTGAGTATGAGGCAACGGGATCGGCCCCAGCGCTACCGCTAGACCATCAACAGACCCTTGCGCAAATATTTGAGGGCTTGGCATCAACAGCCGTTGCCACATTTGGCGGGCGCATTGTTGACCAGGGCAAGGCGCGCGGGCTGGTGCTTGAGACGAAGGGCTTTGCCGAGTTCTTCCAGCGCATTGCCCTAGAGTACATCCAAGGCGAGGCAATCCGTCGGCGCATCACCTTGATAGCGGAAACCACACGCTCGCAGATTGTGCGGCAAATCACGCGCGGGCAGGAGGACGGCTTAGGCATTAACGAAATCGCCAAGGGCATCGCTGACAACACTGGCAGCATATCACGCGGGCGCGGGCGTCTAATTGCTCGGACGGAAACGCACGGCGCGGCCAACGCGGGCGCAGACGCGGCAGCACGATCAACTGGGCTGACAATGCGCAAGGAATGGCTGAGTTCTGTGGACCTGCGGACGCGGCGGATTAGCGATGGCGACGAGTTCGGGCACCTATCGATGAACGGGCAGACCGTTGACATGGATCAGCCGTTTGCCATGCCCAAGAAGGACGGCACAACCATCCAAGCCATGTTTCCGGGGCATCCTGACTTGCCAGCAAGCGCGGTCATTAACTGCCGCTGTGCTGTGGCGCATATTGTTGACGATGGGTTTTAGGCATTCTTCCGCGCAAGCCACTTAGCCCAGAAACATCTGCGCTCGTGTGCCGAATATGGATGTCCCTGAGCGTATATTTCAGCAATACTGCTGGGCTTTTTTGCGTCTTTAAAGCGAACAGTGCAGACGGCGCGAACGCCAAGCCCGCTTGCCTTTCTGGGTTTCTTAGCACTCATGGCTTAGGTTCCTTGTTTGGTTTGCAGACGACGGGTTCTAGACCAGCAGGGCCTTGATTGCGTCGGGGTTCGTCACGTCTCCGCCTATCTCGATGGTTTCTTGGCCCTCTTTGTATGGCCCGCGCGCTATGGTGTAGCCCGCGTCAAAGTCACCAAACAGGATTGACGGCTTGCCTTCGTTAGGTTCGGGCATAGCGTCAATGCATATCAAGGGAAAGCCTAGAAGCCGGTCAGGGTCGCCAACAGAAAGGCCTGACCTAAAGATAAACCGCCCGGCCCCATCCGTCTGCTTCCTAACTACGCGCAACGTTTCGCGGCCCATTATGAAAGCGCCTCGCGCGCGATGCTCTGGCGATAGGGCGTAGATCAAGTTAATCAAGTCTTCAACAGGATCGCCTGTGTTCGGCAACGCTTCTATGCCGCGTCCAACATGTTGCAAAATCCCGGTCGGCTTGTCGTGGCCTTTGCCGTTTATAAACGAGGCGTCCAGTTCTGGACCGTGACATTCAACGGGCCTAGTCGGATATCCTAGCATATATGTATTAAGGGGGATGTCGGTTCCTGACGGTATGGCCCCAGCAACCCCTGACTTGAGAACGGTAAGGGTTTCGCCTGCGCACTCAGTAACCCGCGCTAGATTCATCATTTGAGACATGTCTTCCTCCTTCGGTTGCACCCACAACACCTACCAACCCCCGACGCCTTGTGCAAGCGCTAATGCACCCCCACACTTTGCAACTTTGCAGCGCTGTGCTATAAGGTTGCAAATTCTAGCTAAGGCAGGTCCATGCAGTACAAAGCCGCGACGTTTGAACTAAAGAAGATGCCCGACGAGGACGGCCTGTTTGAGGGCTACGCGTCTGTGTTCAACGTGGTCGATAACGGAATGGATGTGGTCGCACGCGGCGCGTTTATGAAGTCCCTCGGCAGTCGCAAGGTCAAGATGCTTTGGCAGCACGACACAACCAAAGTCATCGGCGTATGGGACGAAATTGCAGAGGACGAGCGGGGGCTGCGCGTCAAAGGCCGCATTCTGAAGGATGTGCAGCAGGGCCGCGAGGCGATGGCGTTGCTTCGGGCCGGCGCGCTAGACAGCATGTCGATTGGCTATTCTGTCAAAGCCGCTTCCGAGCAAGGCAACGGCTCAATCCGCCAACTGGACGAGATTGACCTGTTTGAGATTAGCCTAGTGACGTTCCCAATGCTGGACGCCGCCAAGGTTACGGACGTCAAGAGCGTCCAGACGATACGACAGTTTGAAAAGTTCTTGCGGGATGCAGGGCTATCTAAAGCAGAGGCCACCGCTGCGGCGGCGCACGGCTTCAAAGGTCTGACCGATCAGCGGGATGCTGTAGAGGACGAGGCAGAAACGGAGGGTCTTGACGACCTTCTAGCAATGTTGAACCAGCTACAGGAGAACATGACCAATGGCTGACGAAATCAAAGACGCAATTACCGGCGTCAACAAGGCGTTTGAAGAGTTCAAGGCCGCGAACGATGCCCGTATTGTTGAGATCGAGACTAAGGGCGTTGCAGACCCTGTGACCGTCGACAAGCTTGCCAAGATTGAGGCAAAAATGGACACGATGCAGAAGGTTGCGGACGAAGCTGTCCTGGCATCCAAGCGTTTAAATCGCGTTGTGACCGACGAAAACGGCAACGCTGTGGACATCGACGCGATGCTTGAGCAAAAGGCCCGCCAATTCGAGCGCGCGGCTACCAGCTTCACCAACCGCCCAATGCACGGCACGGTAAAAGGTGAAGAGCTTGAGGCGTTCAAAGCCGCGCAGGAAGCCTACCTGCGCAAGGGCGAGGGCAGCTTGACCGATATCGAGCGCAAAACGCTTTCTGTCGGCGGCGATCCAACCGGCGGCTATGTCGTTCACCCGGACATGTCGGGCCAAATCGTCAAGCAGGTCTTTGAGACTTCGCCCATGCGCGCCTACGCGTCTGTGCAGGTTATCTCAACCGACGCCTTGGAAGGTCTGTTTGACCTGAACGAGGCTGGCGCGGGCTGGGTTGCTGAGACTGCGGCGCGACCATCGACCACCACGCCGGATCTTGGCGCTTGGCGCATCCCGGTTCACGAGATGTATGGCAAGCCTTTGGCAACCCAGAAATTGCTGGACGATGCCGAAATCAACATCGAACAATGGCTGGCGGGCAAGATTGCCGATCGGTTCATGCGGTTGGAAAATGCTGCGTTCGTCACTGGCGACGGTGTTGGCAAGCCACGCGGCTTCCTGACCTATGCAGACGGCACCACACTTCCGGGCACCATCGACCAGACCAACTCAGGCGCAAACGGCGCGCTTGCTTCGGCACCTGCTGGCGGCGATGCACTTATCGGCGCTCTGTATGACCTCAAGGCTCAGTATCGGGCAAACGCAAGCTGGTTCATGAATCGGGGCACGTCCAAGATTGTGCGCCAGACCAAAGACAGCGACGGAGCCTACCTTTGGGCACCAGGCATTGCAGCGGGCCAGCCTGCAACATTGCTCGGCTATCCTGTTGCATCGTTTGAGGACATGCCAGACCCGGCGACTGGTTCGCTTTCCATCGCTGTCGGTGACATGCGCGCGGCCTACCAGATTGTTGACCGCATGGGCATTCGCACACTGCGTGACCCGTACTCTGCCAAGCCTTATGTCGAGTTCTATTCGACAAAGCGGGTCGGCGGCGATGTGGTTAACTTTGAGGCGATCAAGATCCTCAAGCTTTCGGCCTAAATAAATTGGGGCGGTGATCCTGCCGCCCCAATCTCACACGCTCAAGGAGTAAACCCATGCGTGATAATATTTCCAACGTCCAAACCGTAGACCTCGGCAAGGATACACTTTCCGGCGTAACGCCCAACGCTTCGGCTTGGCTGGACACCCTCGGCTTTAGTTCTGCGGCTCTTGAGCTGTTGACCGATGCTGTAACTGATGCCGGCGCGGCTGGTGGCTTCACTTGCACAATGCAGCACAGTGACACGACTGCGGCGGCTGATGCGGCTGACGTTGTAGCGGCTGACACCACCAACGGCACAATCTCGGTAACAATCACTGCCGATGGCGACGACAACATCGTCAAAGGCGTTGTGGGCTACAACGGTTCCAAGCGCTACATCCGTTTCAATACGATTGGCACGACTGGCACGGATGCGGTCATCCGCACGCTGGGCCGCATGGCTAAGCCTGCTCAGGCTCCGACCACATACGTGGGGGCGTCTGTCGCGGCCACATAAGCGGCGCGCAGTTAGCACTTGCGAACAGATGGGGCGTGGCTTAGGCTGCGCCCTATTCTTATGGGAGAGTGATTATGATTGACTGGCAGGATATCGCAACCGCACCAAAAGACGGCACGGAGATTCTTCTCTATGTTGAGGACGTTGCAATTGAGGCGGTATGGGACAGCAGCCTTGGCCGGCGCTTTTGGCGTGTTGGTAGCGTTACCTCACACGGCTGCGGCTGTTGTTCTAGTAACGACGATGACCCAACGCATTGGGCCGCGCTTAACAAGCCACCGCAAAAAGAGGGAGAGTGACTATGGATAAGTACCCAGATCTTGACGAGGCATTTGCCGCAGCACGCAAGGCTATGGAGAGCGCAGTAGAAGACGAAATCGCTGGCCGTTTAGGTGGCCTTTTGGGAAGGCTGACAGTTCAAGAAGGCCAAGTGTGTTTCCGGGCATCGAACGAAGACGGCGACAAGTTGGGTTTCAAGGTCGCCGGTTTGGTGCAAGATGTTGTATTCGGCGTTAAAGCCGCAGTTATTGGCGACGAATGGCTTGTAGACGAGGCGCGAGCAATTTCTAAAGCATTACGCGCGGCGGCTGAACAGATAGACGCTGCGACAAGCGCCAAAGGAGAGTGAAGATGAACAAGGGCTTCCTGAAGGGCCAGCACGTCACCATCTTAGGGCTTGGCCCATCGGTTGACGCATACACCAATCACGTCAAGAAGCTGGGCGGCGCGTCTGCATATTGCGACGAGGTTTGGGCGGTCAATGCGCTTGGCAACGTGTTTCAATGCGACCGCGTGTTTCATATGGACGATATCCGAGTGCAGGAGGCGCGCGCGGCTGATCGGCCCGATA